GCCGTCCTCGGCGGTGAATGTGTGAAGTGGCGCCATGCTCTCTAGGTTGATGGGCGTCCCATTGGGCAGGGTGCCAGTCTCCACCGTGGACAGTCGCCCCCACCCGGTTCGCTTTGGTTTCATATGCCCTCCGTGCGCGCCGCGTTCGCGCGCCTCATCGGCGCGGCACCTGAGGTCTCCAGGGCGCGCGCGGTGCGCAAGGTGTTGATGGAGATCTCCTCCAGCAAACCGACCGTCCGCTGGGCGGTCGATGTGATGACCGCCGTCAAGTGCTGGATGTCCGTCTTGACGATCAACGTGGCGTCTCGGCTCTCACGGTCCAACCCTGTGTTGCCCGACGTGTCGTTTGTCACCCACAACGGCGCATGGTCCGCCGTCAGGGTGGAGTCTGGCCGGTTGGCGTATGGGCTCGTGAACGACACTGTTTGAAACCCGCCAGCCGTGCCCAGCGACGCCGTCTGACCTTTACCCTCGTCGTACACCGACCCCGGCTTGGAGAAGTCTGTGGAGGCGCCCTTGTCCATCTTCATACCCTCAAAGTCGAACAGGCTGCTTGCCATGCCGACCTTCTTCTTGAGGAACCCGATGAAGGTGTCCCAATTTCTCCTGAACCCATCCGTGATCTTGTCGACCATGAACTCGCCCGTTTTAACGAGATCGCTGGCCATGGCCTTGATGGGCTCCACCACGTACACGCCAACCGCTGTCTTGACCCTCTCCCCCAAACCCTCGATCCACTGGATCGCATTGCTGATGGGCTCCACGATCATCTTGTCCGCCCAACCGAGCGGATCGGACCACGCCGCGTCAAGATTCTCCTGAAGGGAGTACGCCATCTGCTTGACCGCCTCGGCGACCGCCGAGCCCGCGTTGGCCAGGGTGTCGATGATGGGCTTGATCACATAGTCGTAGATCTTCCCAGTGATCCACAGCGTGAGATCCATCTGCGCGTTGAATGCGAACTTGATGATCTTCCACAGCAAGCCCGCCGAGGCGTTCATCACGTCCGGGATGAGTCTGATTAGGGTGGAGAACGCTTTGAACAGGATCTTGCCGAACGCCATTTGGATGCGCAGCACAAGCTCCCCGGCCTTGAACATCCCGGCGACCACGCCTATCCAGTCGATCCCCTGTATCGCCCGGATGATGACCGTGTACAGGTTGAACACCGTCTCCGCAGCCTTCTTCCAATCGAAGTTGGCGATGGTCGAGACCATGACGTCGAACATGTCGCTGACGAAGTCGCCGCCGCCGTCCTTCACACTGTCGGCGCCGCCAAAGATGGAGTCCATGGCGGACTCGAATCCCGCCAATAGGCCCTCCATCATGGCGTCAAAGTCCAACGCATCCACCCAACCCTCGAACCCGGTCAGCATCTCATCTGCACTTCCGAGCGCACCCATGAGCACGCCGCCAATATCGAGCCCGACCACCCAATCCTCTACGGACTGGCGGATGTCATCCACCGTGCCAAAGATGCTGTTGATGAGCCCGGACTTGTCCCCCTTATAGAATCCGACGACAGCGTCAAATGCCCCTGTCAGGGTGTCCCACACCGTAGATGCCACGCTGCTTGCCGCGCCCGTGAGAGCATCGGTGAGGTAATCCAGGGCCTTGCTGGCCTCACCCTTGATGTAGTCCTTCGTCCCGTCGGGGACGGCCAGCAGCCATTTCCACACGATGGTCCCCGAGACCGCCGACAGTGCCCAGCTCGCGATGGATTGCCAGTTGTCCTTCAGGAAGGACCACAGGGTGTTGCCGATGTCGGATGCCAGGCTGTCAGGAATCTGAGCGAGGGTGCCCCACAGGATCCCCACCGGCCCTGTGGCGATGGCCGCGACGTCGAGAAGGGCACCCCAATTGTTGCTCACAAAGTCCCAGACCTTTCGAAGGCCAGATTGCACACCGTGTGCAACGCCGGCCCAATCGATGGCTGCGATCTCGTCGTTGATGGCCTGCATGGCCACCGGCGCCCACGCCTTGAGCGTGGTCCATGCCATGGTGAGCGCGTCGTTGATCTTGGCGCGAATGATCGGCGTCGAGCTCCTAATAAAGTCCCATGCGTCCGCCATGCCCTGCAACAGCACCGGGGCATTGGCCTTCATGCGGTCCCACAGCGCACCCCACGGGATGGCGTCCATCGCCGCGGTGAGCTTGCTGTATAGGATCGGCGCCAAGGTGGACGCCAGATTCCGCGTGACCTTGACTGCGGTCACCAGTCCCGACAGCAGCGCGCGCGCCGCGTCGCCGAGAGGACCCGAGGACTTGCCGCTGACCATGTCCACGAGGGATCCAATCCCGCCCATGATCTGCTTCTCGATTGAATCGGCGAGGGCTTGCGGGTCGATGGAGGACACCCACGCGGAATAGTCCACCGCCTTTGAGAAGACCCACGTCATGCCCTTGATCAGCGCGTCCCGGATTTCGGGCCAATACTTGGCAATGAGGACCACGCCGCCAATGAGAGCGGCTGCAATCAGCGCGGGCCACCCAACGACCGATGCCAGACCCGCGACCAGACCCGCGACCATGGTTCCGAGCTTGCCAAGGATCGGCATGATCGCCGTCAGTGAGACGGCGAGCGGTTGCAACGCCGTGGCCGCTGTCATGACCATGTCCCCGGTTACGCCGAGGGTCTGGCCAAGCCTGGACATGGGCAGAAGGGCTTTCCATCCAAGCTGCGTCATGGCGGACAACCGCTTCAGGATCGGCCCCCAGGTCTCGTCCTTACCCATGTCGATGAGCGAGTCGCCGAACTGCTTGTAGCCCTTGATCTGCGCGCCCACGAAGTCCTTGACGTAGGACTTGCCAATGGAGCGCACTCGGATCATGAACCCCTCTTGGGCGCGGTCCAGGGACTCCTGAAGTGTGATCCCGGACTTGAACCCCGTCGCAAGGCGCTTCAGGGCGCCCTCCGTCTTGGGGGAGGCGGCTGCGAACTTGTTGAGCGCATCGGTGCCCGTGGTCACGTTCGTGGCGAGGTACACCGCCGCGGGGCTCACAGCGGTCAACTCCTGGCGCAGCCGGTTGAAGCTCAACTTCTGGGCTTCGGTGCCTGTGGTCTCAATGTCTTTGAACTTTTCGTTGATCTCCTTCATGAAGGAGATGGGGTCGCTGTTGATCATCTTCATGGCCCAGTCCGCACTGCCGCTCAACTCGGCAAGGGATTGGGCCATGCCACCCCATTGATCGGCCTGCCCGCGACCCATCTTGTTCACGGTCACTTGCTCTTCAGTGATCTTGGTGAACAGGGCCATGGCATCGCTCATGGCGGACTCGGCCGACGATCCCACCCCCTCCCGAAAGGCTCCAGCGAGCTTGACCACGCTCTTTTCGATGGTGGCGATCTCGTCGGGCGTCTTTTGAAAGGACGTCCCCAGCTCCGCCATCTGCTTGTCCATCGCGGCGGTGATCTCCAGCATCTTGCCGAGCCCGAGTGACCCCACCCCAGCCTCCTGGCCCAGCCCAACAAGAGAATCCAAGAGGTCTTTGGCTTGAGCGTCGCTGAACTTCCACGACTTGGTCAGGTCGTTGACCGTCTCCACGAGGGCGGTGGACTCCACGCCCGTGACCTCCTGGATCTTGACCAGGGTTTTGAGGTCCATCCCCATGGCTTTCATGGTCTTACGCACGCCCTCGCCACCCTCCTCCAAGGCGGTGAAGGCAGTGGCGACCGTGCCCACGTCCACGTTCATACCGTAGGCCATGGATGTGATCTGGCCCTTGGCCTTTCGGGCGGCTTCGCCCGTCAGCCCCAACTTGGCGATGATGGGGCTGACGGACTTGTCCATCTGGACGAACGTCGCCTCCAGCGAGGTGGTGAGGTCGCCCGTGTTGCGTGACGCGTCCTCCAAACCGTCGACAAGGCGGTTCAGGGACAGGTTGCCCAGACCTTGGAGGAGGTTTCCTACTTTGGAGGACTTGGCGATGTCGGATTGGGTACGGAGGAGCTTGTTGATGCCACCCAGTGACCCCTCGTAGCGGTTCAGCGACGAGGTTAGACCGTCGTCACGCGCGCCGAACAGGAAGCCCAGCCCGAGAAATCCAGACATCCCACCCTCCTGTTGCACACATGTGCAAGGTCACCGTCGACTGCCGCGTGACTTGGCAGCGGCCTCTTTCTTGCTTTCCCGCTTCTTCTCCAGAAGATGCTTCTCGTTGATGAGGCGCTTCCGCCTCGCGTACGGCATGGCGATTGTGTCCCTGTACCCCATGCTGAACGTCTCCACGAGAAACATGACGTCGTCCTCCAGTGACGTCAGATCTCCTGCGGGGAGAAAAAATCCCTCTGGCTCACGTCGAGGGGGAATTCCACGAAGTGCCCGCACTCCTCGAACGTGTACGTGATCGTGAGGTCCACATCGCCCTCACGGGCGCTGAACCTGTTGCGCAGCCACTGGCGGTCACCACTCGGGAGGTCCGCCAGGATGTTGATGCACGCCTCGAAGCTGGCCGCCCTGTTCAGGATCGAGCCCCCCACGGCGTCCACCCGCGCCAGGAAGGCGAGGCTCGCACCGTAGACCTGGCGCTTCTTGGCCGGGATGGAGCCCAGCCACATCTCATCCTCCCCGCACAGCACGTGCCAGCGCACACTCTGCTTCGACATGGGTAGCTCGTCACTGAAGCTGCGCTCCGGGGTGAGGTCCGCCGGGCGCTTGAACTCCACCTCCGAGAGGTCCACGGCAGGTCGACCCGTCGTGATGATCTCCTGATCGTGACACGTGGGGCACGTCACCCTCATGCGGTACGTATCACCGACGGTTGCCCGTCGGATTGCCAGAAGGAGGATGGCGCGGTCAGTCGCTGACAAGGCCATGATCGCCTTGTCGAACCCGGACGTCCTCGGGCCGATTGATGTGACACACCGGCTCATCATGAGGTTGAGTCGGGCAATCACATTGCCCTTTCCGGCAAGGATGTCCTCTTCCCTGCCGCTCATCCCACGGACCGAGAACGACGTGTCAAGTACGAGGACTCCGCCATCTTCACGCGGAAGCCCCATGGACAGCGTCCCCGCGAGGACCCCGGGGCCGATGTTCAGGATGTTCTTGTCCTGTGGGGACTTCTCGCTCTCTTCGTTCATCAACAACGTTTCGCTCACAGCATCCTCCAGAATCGCTTGGGGTTTGCACACGTGTGCAGGCAAGGGGTGTGGCCCACACGCATGTTCCATGGTGCGGCGCTACCCGTTGGGGTATTTCGCCTCGTAGGTCGTCAGGTAGTCGTCGAAGATGGCCTGGACTTCCGGTACAAGGGCCTTGAGCATTGCAGCGTTGATGCGGCTCTTCAGGAGGTCGTCGGCCTTGGTCCATGGACCATCATCCGTCTGCCAGTTGGTCTTTCGGGTGATGGCGCCTGGCGACGCGTCCCGCGACCGTTTCGCGGCCTCGTCGAGCACCGCCATGCGGGCCATGGCGCAGCACTCCCTGATCCGCTCGTCGAAGGTCTTTTCGCGGTGCTCACCGTAGGCGCCCATCATACCCTCACACTCAAGAAGGACAGGCACGACGAAGCCAGGAACCTCCTCCACGAGGGACTGCACGTCTTCTGTAAGGGGCGCCATGCGGCGCTTGGGCGCCGCAAGGAGGCGGTCAATCGGGCTGTTGGACATGTCGGTCTCCTTTGCACACGTGTGCAGTCAGATGTCTTCGTCGGTATGGGTCAGTGCCTTCACGGGGATCTCAGCCTTGGCCTTGGCAACGCGCACGTCCCCGGTGGCCTTGCCAGACTCGCCGTGGTCGGCGATCCCTTGGCCAATCAGGTACGCCGACACGATGGCGGCGACGATTTGCATCCCCTCCTCGGAGATGGGGTGGTCCTTTAGGACCGTGGCATTCAGGACTAGCATGACCAGGTACACGACCACCGTCCCCGAGGTGATCATGCCCTTCTTGGAAGCCAGGATCTCTCTCATCACAGCAAGGCTCCTACACCTGCAATCACGGCCGCGTCCAGGGGTCCAAGGCTGAACTCCTCAAACGACCGTGGTTGAATGTCCAGCTCCGCAATGGACACGTCGCCGCTGGAGGCGTCCATGTCCGCACCCCCTTTATACCTGGTCGGGAGGCAGCCGTACAGAAGCCATGCCCGTGCTGGAACCCTGACGGCCTCGATGGCGTCGGGCGTCCACTTGTCCGCCTGCTCGGAGTTTGAACCGATGCCAACCAACTCGGCGACGCTCATACCCAGGAATTGGAGCATGAGGAGGTTGCGCCGCGGGGCGCCCTGCCCGCGCATGGCCGCCCTCATCCACTCAAAGAAGGTGTCATCATAGACCCTGACACCGCGCGAAAGTGTGATGGTGCCCATGGCCGCGCGCTTGACGTGGTTCTGCGTCCACATGGAGTTGAGTGGATTGATGGGCGCCATCTCCAGCGTGACCTCGGGCATAGTCATGGCTGAGAAGCCGAAGAGCGGCCCGCCGAGCACGAGGAATGGCGGCGCCGCCGACGGGCTCACGTCGATCATCCAGAATGGGTAGTTTTGGACAAGGTCAGTGAGTCTTTCACGGGCCATTGGCGCTCTCCAGGATGGCAGACAGAAGGTCGTGCGCTCGGCGGGCGTGCTCCGTGGTCACGGTGCGGATGCGTTGCTGGTAGATCGCTTGAACCAGCTTCCAGAACTGGTCGGAGCCCACATCCACGTCCACGTACTCCTTCTTGACGATCCACTTGGCTTTCTGCCAATCGACCTCAAATGCACGGGGCATGGGGGACTCCTTGGGCGGAGGGGGCGTTGCACATGTGTGCAACGCGGTGGCGTTACGCCGCCTCTGGGGCGGTGATGTCCGCATACTCGTACGCAACATCCATCTCAGCGACCGAGACGTCACCGGTGGAGGAGTCCAGGTCGCTCGCCATCTTGGCGCGGACAGGAAACGCGTTGTGAAGGACGTAGTAGCGGCTTGTCGCTGCGATGGACTGTGGCCCCTCTTCCGGTGGCGACTCGTCGCGGTGGGCGTGGTAGATCGTGAGATCCACCCTGTACTCACCTCCCGTGGCGACCCGCTTTGCCCAGTCCATGAACACCGTGTTGGACCTGGCGATCCCCTGCATGAGTGTCACGTCCCCCCATGTTGGGATGCCCGGATACTTCCTTGTCCACTTGAACGTTCCTTCCCGGTACTCTACGGCCTCAACTGTCAACTCAGGAAGGGTGACCGACTGGAACCCCGCTTCGCCCCCTGGTGAGGCTTGCGAGTTCGCAACCAGTGGGTCGATCTCCTCACCCGGAAGGACGCTTGAGACGACATGGAACCTGAAGCTCTGGAGGAGATCCCCCCCAATTGCGCGTGGCATATCAACTCCTGTAGGCGGGCTCAGCCCGCCACGTCAACGGTGAAGTAGGCGCCCGAGAGGCCGGGGCCGAACGCTGCAAGGATGGTCCCCCGTCCGGTGAGGGCGCCTGTGGTGACCACCCTCAGATTCCAGCCCGGAGGGATGATGATGGCCTTCCCTGGATCCAGGAACAATCCATCAGACGCGACCTCAGCGATGCGAACGTCTGCTGTCCCATCGTTCAGGAGGACGCTGATCTGCGTGGCACCGGGCGCCTCGACGTTGATGTACATCAAGCTCAGACCCGATGGGTTGTCCAGGGCCACCGACGTGAGAAGGCCCGCCTTGGTGACGCCAGCGGAAGTCACGATGCGTCCGTTCAGGAGCTCGACGGGGTCACCGACCACATCGGGCGCCTCCCCCGTGAACGTCTGCCCGGCTGGGATCGTGTGGATGATGAGGGTGGGGATGAACGCCATGGTCCTCCTGGTCAAGCGTCAGCGGTTGCACACGTGTGCAACCGCCTCATGCTCAGACGATCTTGGTGAAGGTCGCGATGATGAACTCCGTTGGGACGTTCGTTGCGATTCCCACCGTGAAGTTGAGCTCACCGATGGCGACGCTCTCGGGCGGGTTCGTGGAGGCGTCGCAGGTCACGAAGAAGCTCTCCGCAGGGGTGGTCCCCGCGAAGTAGCCCTCCCCATGGAGTTTGCCGAGAAAATTCGTGATCTGAATCTGGATCCGCTGCCACAGCGACGGTCCGTTCGTCTCGAAGGTGTGAACGAACATGCTGTTGTAGATGCTCTTCTGAACAAAGAGCATGACCAGTTTCTCGGCCACGTAACGGAAGTCCAGGCCGCGCTGGGGAAGGCGATCCCCCCACATCACGAGTCCTGTCGTGGGCCAGTTGACCATGCCCATGATCCCGGCGTCGTTGATGATGCCCTCCTCGGTCTCGTTCATGGCGTACGTCAGACCCGTGACGCCGCCCATCTTGCCGTCCTGGGTTCCAGCAGCGGACTTGCTCAGGTTCTTCTTGGCGGCTGTCCGAGCGATCAGCCCGGCCTTGATCACACCAGGAGGGAACGCAATGGTCGCGCCAGACACTGGATCGACCAGCTTCACGTGAGGGTACACACAGGCTCCCCACTCCGTGCTGATGTTGAGGGTGTTGTTGCGCCATGCCACAGCCTCCGATGGAGTCTTGCCCTCCGGGACCGAGAAGAAGAAGAACCTGTCCCCACGAAGCGAGCAGTAGGTGTCCAGCTCGTTGATCGCCGTCACGTTGCTCTCGAAGTCTGGGACGACCACGAGCAGCATCGCCATCACGGCGCTCAGGGCGTACACCCCCTTGGTGGCGGCCTCCGCGGTGGCGCCGAGGACGTTGGACAGCGCGAGGGCGGATCCGTCGCTGCCGTCCGCCAGGGTGAGCGTCAGCAAGCTCGCTGGAGCCTGGCTGTAGTAGTCTGCGGTCTGGACGTTCAGAGCCTTGAGGATGTCGCCGAGGATCGGGGCACGCTTCCACGTGATGGCGATGGCGCCGGAGTCGTAGTTGATGGTCGCCAGCTCGCCGGGGTCGGGGATGTTGGTCCCGGCCCCGTCGGCATGCACTATCAGGTTGCCGTCACCGTCGTCCACGAGAATCACATCCTCTTCCTGGTAGTCGAGGATGATGTTGGCCTCCAGGGTGGGGGCCACGTTGAACGTGACACTGATGGCGCCGGTGTCGTAGTTGATGGTCCCGACGTTCGGGGCCACGAACGTTCCATCACCGGCATCCTCAGCGACCTGATCGTCTGCCGTCAGGAGGAGGGAGCCCGGCTTGATTGGGAGACGGATTGCAGTGACCGCGTGCGGGCCCACGGCCTGCCCGTTGGCGACGAGTGTGTCCTCGTCGTTCACGGCGAAGTTGAACACCAGCTGGAGGCTGGTGGGGCTCACCGACTCGCTCAGGGTGTAGAGCGCCGACTTGCGCGTTCCGTTGTAGGCCACGTCAGCGACGACCGCTTCGGCTGCCTGGGTGGCGCCCTGGAGGGTCGGAGGCGCGATGTCGTTGCCGTAGACGGTGACCGAGACGTCACGGCTCCCGGTGTCCTCGTCGTTGAGCAGGGCGGCGATGTAGCTCGCGTCGTCGGGGTCAGTGAGGCTTACGCCCTTGAAGGTGCTCTTGGGCACGAGGGTGCCATTGACCAGCTCCGAGACGCGGACGATGTACCGCGTGAACGTCGCGGTTGCCTGGTCCTCATAGTCTGGGTCACCCCAAATCAGCACGCGGTAGTTGCTACTAGCAACCCCCGGCCAATTCATCGCGAAGTGCAGGAGGATGTACCTGTATGTCGCGGTGATGCTGACGGCGAGGGGTGCGGCGTTGAAGTTGAGCTCGTACTCGCCGGTCCCATAGTTAACCAGCCCTGACCCTCCTTCTGAGCCCGTGAGGATGCCGCTGTAGGTCGAATCGGTGAATGTCTCCACCCCGTCGGTGAACGTGACAGCGCCTCCCGCCGTGAGGGTGTCGAGGGGCACGCTCCCGAGCGTGCCCGTGAAGCGGACCGCAGCTGTGTCACCCGTGTCCACGACCTCCGCGGTCTGTGTCGCGGTGTGGTTCACGACCGCGTCCACCGCATCGGTGGGCACGGCGCGCACCACATAAGCCTGCGAACCCCCGTTCTTGAAGAACTGGAAGAGCGCAGTGGGCGCGAGGCCCGCCGCGGTGAACCCGCCGAACTTGCTCTGAAAGTCAGTGAACGAGGACACGTACGTGGCCTCGTCGGCGACACCCTTCTCCGTCCACCCCACGACGCCCAGCGTCGTGGGGCTCACCCCCGTGATGGGCGCGGGGCCTGCGGACTTGTTCCTGATCTGTACACCTGGAGCGGCCATGGTTTATCCCCTTGCACACGTGTGCAACGTGGCGTTATGCGCGCTTGTTGGTCTTGAAGGACGCGGCCAGCGCCCCCCTCTTTTCGTTGGCCTTCTTGACGGGGGTCACCCCCCGTTCCATAGGCGACGAACCCTTGGGGTCCGCCGAGGTTGGCGACAACAGTCCAATGGAGATGAGGTTCATTACCTCCTTGGATCTGAATTTGACCTCGATCTTGGAATTGGGCTTTAGGACAATGGCGTCCCCGCCCTCCACCTCGACCGAGCGTGCCCGCTTTCCCTTGTACAGCAACCACATCACATCACCTCGTAGGTTCCGAGGAAGCGGGTCGCAGCCACCACCTCGACGTCATCCACCAGCTCAAATTCCGCGAACACCTTGAAGCTCACTTGATGGAGTATAGCCCGTTGCGTGGGACTCTCAAGATCTGAATTGTCAGACCAGCTGATCTCCACAGCATCGTATTTGCGCTCATCCCCCTCAGAATCCACCACCACAATAGGGAAGGACGGCCCGGTGGTCTTCTTCATCACGTGCTTCAGGATGGGGATGGACGCCGCCTCGCCCCGTCGAGTCCGGGCGTAGATTTGGACGTCGTACGGAAGGTCAAATGCCTCCCCACGCCACTGCTCTACGTACTTGTCCCACCCCGACAGGGTCTCCCCATCGCGGCCAACCAGGGTGACCGGCACCGCATCGGCCGCTGGCTCTCGCTTCGCGATCCCATACCATGCCGCACGGTTCCATGCGGATTCTGGCGCCCCAGGACGTACCACAATGCACGGCAGGATCCTCGGCTGGAACACTGCCTCTGGGTACGCCACGAAGATTGGCACGCGGTTGGAGTATCCCGGCGCACCTTCCGACCCCGTAATCAGGGCCGCGTAGGCTTGCCGTGACTCCCCATCCACCGTGAACGTCACGAGCTCTCCGCCGAGGTGTTTGACCACCCCTAGGTCGAAGTCGGGCTGAAACACGGTTCCTAATGCCATGAGTTGAGTTACCTCTGCACACGTGTGCAACGCGCTGCGTGTCAGCGGAGGGTGGCGTTACGACGCTCGGGCTGGTCGGAGGACACGATCTGCCCGTCCTGCTTGCGAGAGCCGGGGAGGTCACCGTACGTGAACACGTACGCCGACTCGCCGCGCTTGGCGAGTTCCTTGGTGAGCATCAGTTCGACCTCGACCAGGGCTGATCTGAGCTTTTCGGCGGTGATCATGGTGTGATCCTCTCTTGGAAGGCGCGGACCTTTTCGGTGTCGGCGCTGGTAACTGAATCGTACTCCGGGAGGTCAAATCCACCCATGGAGCCTGTCTGCAAGTACCTTACCACCGCTCTTCGGCCGGATGCAACGGCGTCCTTAACGGCCCTCAGCCCCGGGCGCCAATGGGTGGCCACCCGGTCCCCCACCCCGAACTCCAGCCGAAGAACCTCGTGGCCGAGGTCCAAGTGGGACTCCCCCTCCACGGCGCCGGGGGTGATCTGGTAGGACCGCCCAGCGTCGGCCAGGGCACGGTTGATGGATGGAACCTGCGTGGCGCGTTCCATGCGGATCTCCTCCACCACATCCGCGCTGAATCGCCGAATGAACGTGTGGGCTGACGCCTCCAGGGTGCCCAGCATCCCCAGGGGCCACGGGTTGTGGCTGGCCAGGATGTCTAGCGTTCCCCCGCGATCATCCCTCCGCACCCACATCAGGTAATCTCCGCGCATGTTCTCCGAGAGCGTCTGTTTCTCGCCCTCGGCGTAGATCATGACGGAGTCCCACCCGCCCGTGCCTTCGTCCACCACGCCGATCTTCAGGCTCTTGGGGTAGTTGGTTCCCGGGATGTCCGGGGCCTTGGCCTTGACCACCCGAAGCATGGCGTTGGCCACATGGAGGAGAAACAGTGTCCGCGCCTCGTCGGTGCGCTCGGGCATGTCCGCGAGGGTTTGGAGCGTCCGCTTGGCGGTCACGTCCATGCGGATCGGCGGGTTCAGCGACCCAAACCTACGCGCCAAGGTATGCCCCCATGGCAACCTTCAGGGCGTCCGCGGAGACGGTCCCCGTGTACCGCCCCGCGTAGACCATTTCCGCGGTGGACGCCATGGCGTCCACCGACTCTTGGAATGCGCCATCCGACATGACCCACCCCTCACTCATCTGAATGGCGTCCTCCCACGCGGCCAAGACGGCTTCGTTGTTCGGGTTCCATAGATCGTCACCAGCCGTGCACCACGCCGCCCCGTCCTCCAGGACCGTCCGCGCTGCCGTGCGCCAGTGTGGCAAGGCCGAACGAAAGGGAGCATTGACCACACGCGGGGGCGGCGGGAACAGGTCCAATGGTGCGTCGCTGTCCCCCGCGTGGACACGCTCCAGCAGGTGCCCTGACTCAAGTATCGCTTCCATCTTCGTCCACATTCTCCACATTCTGTCCTCCGTGCGTCCAGACGCGCACACCGAGCCGGCCGTGCGCGTATTCGCTCAGGGTCTTGATGTGTGCCTCGCACACACCTACGAACCCCTTGTCAATGCCGTTGGCCTGGACGCGGATGGCCGCATCCGACCTGATGCCACAGATCATACACCAGTTGGGGAGGTTTCCTGCCAGGGGGCCTTTGTACATTGGGAAAGCGCCACCAACCAGTGGGCCTCCGCAATCCATTGCACATGTGTGCAAGCCCTTGCCGGTGGCGATCTTGTGATGCTCACACGTGGAGCACACAAAGATCGCCACCACCGCCGGTCTGCCTCTCAGTTTCATGTCACCTTCCGTACGGGGTCGAAGTGAAGGTTGCGCTTCAGCATGAGTTTCCATGCTGTTGCGACGTTGGCGTTCAGGGCCTCACCGATGGCGGCGGCCTTGTCGACGTCGTAATACTTGCCATGGACGTACACCACATCCCCCTCCTTGGGGGATACGCCCGCCGGCGCGGCGGCGCTCCAGGCATTGGCGGCGACGGCCAGCTCGGCGTCCCACCGATCCAGCAGACCGTCGTCCTCCACCGACGTATCCTCGGCGTCAAACTCAGTGTACCGGAGGTTGGCCACCACCAGGAACGCCGTCCGGTAGCTGAAGGTCGTTTGCTCACCGTACAGCGGGTCCACTAGGTAACCTTGCCGCTGCGAGAAGTAGGACACCGCCGGTCCCGACAGGGCGCGGCGCTCGGCCTCCCACGTCTTGAACAGGTCGGTGTCCAGGGTTGAGCTGTACAGCGCCATGACCACCTCAGCGTGCGAAATCGGCCGTGCGACGCCTGCGAATCACACGGCCGATGTTCGGGCCACCGGTCCATTGCACACATGTGCAATGGCGCGAACCTTACGCCAGAAGGGCGTCCAGCCTGTCCAGGACTGCGACAGCCTCCTCTTTGGGTGCGGACTTCTTGCCACCGAAGGGGCGTGAGACACCCTTGTCCGAGCGGTCCTTCTTGACGAAGCCATTGGGGTACTTCGTCTTGAAGGCCCTCTTGTGGGCGATGAGGGCCAAGTCCTCCTTGTCGAGCTTCCGACCGGTCTTGGGGTCGTGCGTCCTTGTCAGGGGCGCCTTCTCGGTTCCGTCCCAACAGCGTACGTCCCCGTTGGCCGCGCGGGCATGGCGTCCACAGATCTTGCCCTGGATCACCGGCGCAGCCCCCTTCTTGGACTTCTTGAACTTCATCTTCGTCTTGTGCGGCTTTGACCATGATCCGTAGCCGTCGTTATCGATCTGCGACCTGTTCGTGAACTTGCCCGTCTCGTAACTGTGAAGCGGGTTCATTTCGGCGAGCTCTTTCACGCCGATGGGGCGCACGGGGGCGCTCTCGTCCAGTGGGGCCGACTCCACCACGTTCCCCTGCCACGTCTCGCGGAGGCGCGCCAAGAGGAGCGGGTTGGACTGGATCGACCCCGCCTCCACGATCACCTCCCACGTGGTCCCGTGACCCTGCTGGACGCGAAACTGCCCCGGGCGAAGCCCGCCCGACTGCGCCAGCATGTCGGTCAACTCGATGGCCTCACCCAGAGTCTCGAATCTCAGGAGCATGTCGCTGTCAGATTGTGGCATCTTGACGGCGACCTGCTCCTTTGCGACATAGTCGGCGAAGGCTGCACTCCTGAAGGCCGCCAGGGGCGGCTGGATCTCATCGCTGACGTTGGGGCGCATCCCCAGGATGCTCAGCTCATGATCGGTGAACATGGCGTACTCCATTGCACACGTGTGCAAGCCTACCCAACGATAATCGGGAACGGCTGCACAAGGTTGAGGATCTTCTCGTCAAGGAGACGCTTCTCATCGGCCGCTTCGGCCAGCAGCGTGTCCCCGTTCATGTTGAAGGAACCATCCGCCGACGGCACCTCTCCATACTTCGTTCGGATCATGCCCAACCGGTGCTTGGCCTCGGCCATGGATCGGTCCCGGATCATGAGGAAGTCCGTGTTGCGGATCTTGCCTAGGTCGAGCGCGTTAGAGGCGTAGAGATACGCCGCAACCCCAGAACCTGGGGAGGGCGAAATCACGAGCTTGCGCCTTACGGCGTCGAACTCCCATTCTGGATCGTTCCCGATCACCCGCCTTGATTGCTCAAGGTATTGAAGGGTGATCGTAATGTCCGTCATCCCGTAGGCTCCCCGCCCGACCTCTAGAGGAACATTGGCGTACGCCGAGGTGTTGATCGCCGAGTCGTCCAGTGTCCCCGTGTCGGGATAGAAGACCTCCATCACGGCGTCGGTATCCTCCTCGACGTCGTACTCCTGCGCGGCCGTCAGGGCGATCGTGCCGTACTTGATCTGCCCCGCGTACGCCATGAACCAGACGCACGCAGCCTCGATGGCGTCGGTGACCTGGTCGGCCGTCAACTCCACCGCCACCACACCACCCCCGAGTGAGCGCAGGATCCACGCTGAGATGCCCGCCGTGGTCTTGTCGAGGGTGATTGTGCTCATTTCTCGCCCTTTGACTTGGGCTTAGCCAACACCGGCTTGGTTGCCGCCATGATCTCGTCCACGATGGCATACAAGTCAACCTCCGATACTCCGGCATCCTTTAGGGCACCCCGGGCTGCGTCACCCACGGCCGCGAGGATGTTGTTGACGTCAGTGTCCTTGAGCTCGGTCACCCCGACCACTTGAGCTTTGATGGTCGGGGGAAGCATGTTCACATCGATCCCGCCAGGGCTCGCCGAGGTCTTACTTTTGGGAGCCCCATCATCCGAAGCCTCCCGAATCACCGTGTCGTGCGTATCCAGGTTCCTTCCGAGTGACGCAAATCTGTACAGGGATTTAGGGATCGTGGCCAGCGAATCCCCTGTTGACAGCACAACGTGGGTGTGGGTCTCCGCGGTGACCACACCCTCCACGGTTGTATGTCCGCGCATGGCGCGGACCCTCTCCCCCGTATAGAACAAATACATGTCAGGTGTCCTTGGTGATAACCTTGCGGCGGCGGATCTTGCCCGCCTGGGCAGCGGGCGCGCCATCCGCGTCGTCGTCCTCATCATTGTGGACCAGACGCCATGATCCAAGCAAGAGGGCGATCTTGTCCTCCAGGGTGTCACCCTCCACTTCCTCGATGGAGCCCGTGATTGCACCGAGGCGCTCCGCCAGGATCTCCGCTTCTCGCACCGGGACGCTGGCCTTGTCGCGGAAATAGTCGCGCTCATTCTTGAGCGTCGCGATGGCCGCGCCCGCGGCTGCGAGCTCCTTCTTGAGGTCGTCCGCGATGGCCTGGATCTTGGCCACCGTTATGGCCTTTCCGTCGTCCTCACGCTTCTTGATGGCAGCGGGGTCGCGCCCCGCGCGCGCGTCGCGCGCCGCATCGTCGAAGCGGTCGAGGGCTTCGGCGTCCATCCCCAGCTTCTTGGCAATGTCGAGGGTGGACAACCCGGATGCCTCCATTTTGGCAACGTCCGCCTTGGTGTCGTCTGGCATCCCAAGCAGCTCCCCGATCTGAGACATGGGAAGATATGGGCAAGCGAACTCCACAAGGATGTTCTCGTGGCCCGTGAAGGCACTGAAGTCCAGGTCGGTGATCACCCGATCGTTGCACCCCTTGAAGATGACCTCCTGGGTAGGCTCGCCCTCCTTCGTGTGGGCAGGCAAGGGGATGTGTCGCCCACCCTCTGCGGGGATCAAGCGGTAGAGCTTCCATCGGCGTTCATACATGACAATCTCCTGTTGCACACGTGTGCAATGCAAAGGGGGGAATGCTTGAGCATCCCCCCCTTGTGGTCGGGTTCAGGGTGGGGTTACCCGCTGATGGTCGGGAGGCCGCTCACGGTCACCAGGCCGTAGAACTCGGGCCGCGCGAGGTACTTGGCATAGCGCGTCCTCATGCCCTTGTGGAGCATGAAGGTCTGCGGATCCAAGAAGGTGTCAGTGACCTGGAGGCCGATATACGGGCTGTAGATGTAGCCCGCGTCAAGGTTCCTGGCACCGCGGAGACCGACGAGGATCTTGTTGGCGGTCATGAACGGGTCGACATAGACCAGGTACCTGTTGCCCAGGATGCCCATGATCTGGATCCCGTAGTTGGCGACCATGGGGCCGTAATCGGCCGCCTTCTGGACGTCGAACAGACGGTTGACGATCATGTACTCGCCCGAGGAGGCGAGCTGAGCCATGAGGCTCACGATCATCGGGGGCGCCACGATGAAGTTGGCGGGGGCGCGGCGGCTGGCGATGTGGATGCGCGCGCTGAGGGCGTCGATCACCGTCACGAGGTGGCGGATCGACTCCAGCTCGGTGTGGACGCTCGCGCCGCCAAAGACGGGGCTGAACTGCCACGAGGCGCTGAACTGCGCTCCGACGATGAGGTCGTTGATGATCTCGCGGTCCAGCTCCAGCGTCAGCTCGTGCGAGAAGCCCGCGACCAGCTCGGTATCGGCATCCATGCCGTAGAGGGCGCGTAGGTCGTCCACGGCCTCGACGGACCAGCGCGCCTTCAGTTTCCTGCTGCGTGCCTTGATCTCAACGATTGTGATGTCCAACTTGAGGTCGGGCACCTTTGAGACCTGCTCAGAGCCATCATACAGGGAGGTGTCGGAGACACCGACGGTCGCGTCACGCGTCTGCGCGATCTTCTCGCTGTCGAAGTAGTACACACTATAGATGGGGGTCGCCGCATCCGGCACGACACCGGCGAGCGCGAGGGTGAAGGCGCCCGTGGTGTAGCTGATCGTCCCGCGGAGGCTGGCACCCTCGTAGAACGAACCGCTTCCGTCGTCGGTGGCCGTGTGGAGCACGCCGCCGCTCGTCCAGTAGATGTCGTTCTGGTACTGCTTGGAGGTGTCCAAGGGGTGGACGGGGCAGAACTTGAACGGGCGCCGCTCGACCGCGTTCGCTCCGTCGTTCCACGCCGACTTGATCCCGTCGACGTCCGCCGCGAGAACCTTGATCTCGTAGTCGACCTTCTCGCTGCAGTAGGTGCTGTTGAAGTTCTCGATCAACGTGCTGGACGCCGTTGTCGATCCCTTGTCATCACCGTGGAGGTAATCGTAGAACATCACCGCACCAACCGGCGCGTACATCGGCTGAACCGACACGAGCTGGTTGGCGATGAGGTTCGGGAACATCGACCACAGCACGGGGAAGATGTGCTTGCGGAAGGGGCCGACGCTCGTGGACAGGGTGTCCTCGGTCAGCGCCTTCATGTGTCGCATCTGCGACTCAAGCACGGCCGCGGTGCTGATCCTGGTGCGGGGGTTCTTGATGTGACCGGTGTACTTCTTCCACTTCCTGTCGACCTTGTTGAAGTAGCCCTCGGCTCCATTGGCGCCTCCGAGGGGGTTCATGCTTTCCAGCATCTCACGCGCTTCGCTCATCTGGATCTCCTTTGCACACGTGTGCAATGCGGTGGTTGGTTAGCGGCTCTCGTTAAGGACGATCCCATTGCCCAGCAGGGCGATCTCGTCCTCATCGAATCCATATGGCACCGATGGCGGGGTCTTCTCCACGGAGTGGCTCTCCACCCCGCGACGAACGTTCTGCGCCCGCGAGCGGGCACCCTCAAGCGATCGATCCAGAAGCCGACCGACAGCGGTACTTGCGGCCTCGTCCACCTCCTCGGGCGTGTTGGAGGCCTCCAAGAGGTCATCCACCGCGCGACTGAGGGGAAGGGAGGACCGCACACCGGCGCGGGCGCTCCGAACCTTCAGCTTGTTCAGCTGCTCTCGGAGGGCGTCGTTCTCCGAGATCAGTTCCTTCTTCTCGTCCGCCATTCGACGCGCCACATTCTCCACCCTCTCCAGACGGGCAACCGTGCTCTCTTTCTCCCGGTCGGGAGGAAGCATGGACGCAATACCCTTCACAAACTCCTCAGCCTCCTCCAGGGAGGAGAACCCAGGCGTCCGTGCGCACAACTCGCGCACCGAAGTGCGATGGTGCGCGGGGACGTTCCGCTCCACCGCGAGGTGAAGCTGGGACTCGATCAACATGTCGACGGCCTCCGCATAGTCCGCTTGGACTATGCGGAGCTCTTCGACCGTGGCCTGCTGTTCGTCAGTCGGGGCATGACCGCTCACGAGCGTTGCCACAGCCTCCACGATAGCCCGGTAGGACGCGGTGGAGGGGTCTGCCTCCTGCTCTTCCATGAGCTCGGTGCGCACGACTTCGCGCATCCGACCGATCTCCACCGCGAGGCGTTCCGCGAAGGTCTCCTCCAACTTCGCCGCGATGGCGGCACGGGAGGTCTCGCTTTGCACACGTGTGCGATCCACGACCTCCCCCTCCATCGCCTTGAGGATCTGGGCGTGGACCTCCGGGAGGTCCACCGCGATGGACTCCAGCGAGTAGGGTTCCTGTGTCTCCACGTCCTCGGTCACGAGGCGAGGATAGGCGCCCGTGTTGGCTGGGTCGAACACGACGTCGAACGCCTTCAGAAAGAAGTCCGCCTGGACAACTTCCTCCGTTCCGTTCGACTTTGTCGAGCCCATGCCCCGAGACGACACGCCAACCTGAACCCCATGCTCGTACAGTCCCTTCAGGATCGCACCGTTGGGCACGCGGTCCAGGATCTCGGCCTTGCCGACGATCTCACCCTCGTCGGTGATGTGCACCGACACGACTTTGTGGCTCACCCGCGACAACAATGTCTTTCCGTCATTTGGGTGATCCAGTTCGCCTAGGAACCGGCCGCCCTCGATGTCCTCCGACAGTCGCTCCAACTCCCGCGCGATGAGGCTCTTGGGGTAGGATCGACCGTTCTTCGTCGGTCGATCCACGAACCCGAACGTCCCCTCGAAGTAGTGGACAGTGCGCCCGTTCTTCTCTTCTGTCAGGAGGCGAAGCGGCGTGCTTGTGGCTTCGGAGATCAAGAGGGTTTTCATAGCTTCTTCCATCGCTTGTGCCGCATGGGCGACATGAACAGGGTGGCCTGCTGCTTTCGCTTCCCTTCACGTGAAACTTTACGACGAGTCTTGTGTCCCGTCAATGCCTTCTTTCCATGGACGTATCCGATCAACTCTAGTCGACCGGACCGATACCCTGTTCGCCTTCCCCGTGGGGCCATGGTTGCACACGTGTGCAATGAGGAGGTCAGTCCTCGTCGTCGTCACCCGGCTCGTAGTCTTCTTCGCCATCGTCGCCGTCGCTCTCGTCGCCGAGGTCGAAGAAGACATCGGCGAAGTCCCCGAGGGCGGCGATCACCTCCTCTTCCGAGGCTCCAGCGTCCAGCGCCATCTCGACGTTGGACCAGATGGCGTCCGCCATCTCCTCCAGGGTGGCCTCATCGGTGTCCTCCAGCATCCCGATCTCGTTGATGCTGTCCACGATGTCCGCCAGCAGGGCGTTAGCGTTGTCGCGAGCCTGCTCGTAGATCGCATCGGCCTCACCGTCGGTGATGCCCCTGATCAAGCGCCGGAGGCTCTTGAGGACCGGCCCGGTGGCGGCGGCGAACTTGTCGTCGGTGTCTTCGTTGAGCGAGGCCAGCACCGTGCTGGCCTCGCTCAACGTCTTGGCGATGGCGGGGTGGTGACAGTACAACCTCTCCACGAGGTCGAAAACATTGTTGTAGCGGTTGACGATCTCCGCGCGGGCGTCGCTCGATCCGACGGACTCCGTCAGGAATGCACGGGCGTCACCGACGACGCTCTGGATGGACTCCAGCCCGAGGCTGGTACGCTTCCGGCTCGTCTTGGCCGCCATCATCTTGGCGCGGCCTGTGCGGGACCGGCGGGACCGCAGGCGCTTGACCCTGGCCTTGTTCTTCTTGTAACTCATTCGGGCCTTGCGGCGATCCATGTTCGCCTTGCCGCCAACCCTCTTGTTGACGCGGGTCACCTTGCCGCCCACGACGCGGATCATCTTGGCCTCGGCCAGGAGCTTGTCACGAAGGCGAAGCGCCATCTGCACGTGCTCGGGGTCGTCGTCGGGAACGTCGAGGTCACCGATGGACTCTCGCACGCTCTCGATCTCCTCCAGGGTGGACCACTGCGCGTCGAGGAGCTTCTGGATCCTGCCCTTCGTCAGATTCTTGGCGCGACCGCCAAAGTTGGCGGTCTCGTTCAAGGCGCCGTTGATCTTGGCGGCGAGGGCGCGCGCGTCACGCATGGCCTCGATGTCGTTCTCGTCCACGTCCACGTCCGCCAGCTCCTCCGCGAGGATGGCAGCGGTTTCGCTATCCATCGGGAGGCGTGCCAGGAGGCCCATGTTCATTCCTCCAGACTGCCTGGTCGACGTCTTGACAGGGGCCGTCTCAGGGGCACCCTCGACCATCATCAGATCCGTGACCCTCGACCCCTTGTCCTCTTTCAGGAGGCCCAGGGAGCGGAAGTCGTCTTCCACGCTGTTGTAACCCATGATCTTATCCTTGGTGGGTGGGAACCCTACGGGTTCACGTGAAGGGCCGTTGCACACGTGTGCAACGTGTCCGCGTCGAGGGCCTTGCCCTCCATCATCATACGCACTGCGCGTCGAAATGCGAGCACTTGTTCGCTTTTCGCCTCCTCGATGGTCAATGCCCCGTCGACGAGCTCGACGATCGCGCCAATCCGAAGCAGTCCATCGTCGGTCATGACAATGAGGTGGTCGGCGTGGGTGGCTACGATGTCCCCCTCACCGCCCCAGCTCTCCATGAGCCGATCTTGCGTCTCTTCCATCGACCCCTTGCGGAGGGCGCTCAGGGTCGCCGAGGCGATGTACATCATGCCGCTCTCCGGTTTCGGGCGGTCTCCTGAAGGAAGCGAATCCCCTTCCGAGATTCATTCTCCATAGACTTCATGCGCCTGTCCATGCTTCGCACACGTGTGCAAAGCTCCTCGACCATGGGGGTGAGGTCGTCCCGAGGCGGCAGTGCATGCTCGTTGGCGCCCTGATCCCCGCCGTCCGCGTTCGGGTCCATCATCACCCCAGCCAGCTCGGGGTATTTCTTCAGCACCTCCGACTGCACCGACGCATCCCGCAGGGCGATCATGCGCTGTTCGTCGCCCTTGGTTTGCGCAACCTTGGTTGAGTCCTCCTTGGAGAACCCAAACACAGTTTGAAGGATCCACTCCTTCGGCATGTAGTCACCGAGGCGGTCCGCAAGGTCGGCCTGGGCAACCATGACCTCGATCTGCGCCAGCCTGAAGATGCTTGACGGCGATGTCATCTTCAGCTGCCAGTCCACGAGGTCCGGGTCGATCCCCAACGCTGCGAGATGGACCCGGCACACATGCTCGATGCCAGTCATGACGGCACGCTGAAGGCGCATGACGGCACGCGCAAATCGCACGTCCTCCTGCGCCAAGGCCGAGCGATTGGATTCGCCCTCCAGCCCCATGTACGACCGTGGCATCTTGATGGCTGCCAGCACTTTTGAGCGGAAATAATCCAACCCCTCCATGGACCCGTAATCCGGGCCGCTGATCACCTCGATCCGCGAGGTCTCTTTTCCAGCCCGAACAGGGATCCAGTAGTCCTCATCCGGCGCCAGTGGGTTCACGCGGAAGTTGAGGCGCCCGCTGGAATCCACGACCTTCTTCTTGCGGTACTGCGCCTTAACCGACTGTACGTATGCCATGGCTTGCGCCGGGTTCAAGTCCCCCGTGTCGATGTAGAAGGCAAACCTGGCAGGAGCGCGCGTGAGCTTGTAGACGAGGGCGGCGTCCTCCAGCATTACGAGCCGACGCCACGCCCACCGCGCCGAATCGATCACGCTGTAACCGTACATGCTTCGGACATCTTTGGAGCGAAGGCGCGCATGCGCAACCTCCCACGCGGCGAACACGCGGAGCCCGTCGGGGCTCTCTGCCTTGTTGTCCAAGATGTCCTTCACGACACCGGCGTCCACGTTGGCCACGCCAGTGTCGTCTTGGATGAACCCAACCAGGATCCCTTGCTCGCTCTCGACCCTCCGCATGGTTGGAGGGGGCATGATAGTGAGCCCGATCACGCCATCCACGTCCACGATGGTCTCCCAGAAGCCGTTGCCGTACCTGGCGATGCCTCGGGCCATGCCGTGGATGTCGTCCTCGACACGCAGCGTGCGATGGAGGAGGTTCATAAGGATTTGCCTGACGATCTTGTTCTCGCTCTCCACCCAAACGGAGACGCCATGCATGGCGTCCTCGATGGTCGCGTCGTCAGCGTAGATGTCCAGGGCGGCGCTGATCTCGGGGTAGTCGTCCATCTCCTCATAGTCGCGATACCGCTCCATGAGCCCGGATTCGATCTTCAGGGCGTCGCCGAGCCCGTTGGAGGACTGAACCTGAGGCGGAAGGCCCCGATTGCCGGACGCCTCACCCTTGCGGATTTCCGCAACACGGCCCGCGGGTGATCCCTCCGACCACTTGACGATGGACTTGATAATCTTGCTGTCACGCCAGCCCATCGCTCACCCCATTAGGAAAGGGAAAAGTTTATTCATATCCCGTCCGCGCTTGGCGTCCAGCACGGCTTCGATGTCGTCGCGGGACTTGACCACTATCCCAGTCGTGGCAACCCACGCGTCGCTCTCCATTTCCGGCGTCATGGTGTTGACCATCGGGGCCGGTAGCCGACGATGCAACTCTATCAGAGCATGGGTGACCCCCGCAACGGCATCGCTCACGTCTTTGGAACCTGCAACCGGGTGGTCAACTTTGCCCGTGTAAGCGTCGAACTCCAACGCCTTCACTTCGCGGATGAAGGTTTCATACCTGTAGAACCGGATCCTGTTCTCGTACAGCGCGCTCTTGAGCGCGTCGTACGGCACGGACGTCTTGTCCACCGACAAGACCTCACACCGGTTGACGCCCTTGGCCTTCACTTGCTGCAAGGTATCGGCGGACTGGTAGCTGTCCATCGTGAAGGAGGACACCGGGAACCCGTGCACCAGGATCTCGTACACGATGTGGGACCGAACCTCAGCCAGGAAGATTTGATCCCCGGTCGGCGGCTCGATTTGGAGCATGAATTCGATCACGACAAACGGCGCTACATCGGTGTACTCCTCCAACTCCTCCGTGCGCCGCTTCACCTCCACCCAATGGGATACGTAACCCATGGCGATGCCCAGGGAATCTCCACTCAAGCCGATGTCGATGTGGATCGCCCGCGGCGCCCCCGGGCACACGCGCGGTGCCCACCGCAACTCCTCGTGCCCGCCTGACAGTTGCACACGTGTGCAAACGGCCAGCCAGTCCCAGACGATGGTCCCCGGCTGGCCTGTCGTCCACGTGGCGGACGTGAAGGGATGGCGCATGTTAGGGTCCACACACACGTCGACCTTTTCGCGCCGGCTGATAAACGGCCGGATGGCGTGTGTGCTTATTCCAGCAATGTCACGCAGTGAGCTCTCGAGGTCAACCGTAAAGTCGTGGTGGAAGTCCATGGGGACGTCGAGGATGTATGCTCCATCGTGGAGATCTTCTTTGGAAGGAGCCTCACCAGGCTCCATGACCCGCGAGCGGAGCGAGTCGGTCCCAACCATCACCCGGAACATCTCCTCGGAGAACGACCCCGGCGGCTTGGCGTGCCAGATGGCGTAGTCCCTTGCGAACACATTGGGGTCGTTCTTGGATAGCACAAGGCGCCGATCAAGAAACGAGCCAATCGTGTTGGCGGACGAAATCAAAATGACCATGCCTGGAAAGCCCGTGGCTTTCGAGGCAAAGCGAGACTTGATACGACGGACAATGCCCGCGTACAGCTTCTCCGCTCGGTCGAAGTGCGCCAGGGACTTCTTGCCCCCGGTGGTAATCAACTGATGCTTCGTCGCCATGAAATTCATCTCATCCACGATGGCTCCGAACACGTCCATACCGAGTAGGCGTTCGGAGCTTGCGGCTGAGATTTCAATCTTTATGTTGCTGGGGCACCTGACGCCATCCCGCCGACAGACACACTTCCATGCCTTACTGAAGTAGCTCGACTGCTCAATGCATGCGACCACCTTGGATAGCAGCACCTTGCGCGCAAGGTCGATACTTTTCGACACAAGCGCCAATACGATTGGTGACCCCGACGCGATCCCGAAGGTAGCGTGAGGGTCACGGAGGCACGACAACTCTTCCAGCATCTTGAGGAACAGGATGGTGGCTACGGTTGACTTGCCGTAGCCGATGGACCCCGACCATATCACCTCGTGATATTGCCCGTCAGCGTGAAGCTCCACTAGGTCATCCATGAGCCTTGGGTATACCCCGCTGCCCATGGATTTTCCCAGGTATGCCTCATCAAAGATGAATTGCTCCATCGACACCGGGCGCCGAACGTACTTCTCCTCATAGGCCACCTCCAACAAGGAGGTGTCCCCGTTTCTGGCATCCTCCACGATCGCCTCGAACAGGGCGATCTCGTCCGGCCCCATCCCTTCCATGCGTTTCCGCATGAGGAACTTCTTTTCGTCGGCCGTGCGGACCGACACGTGCCGTCCTCTGTTCGTGACGATCATGGGTGTCCCTTGCACACGTGTGCAATCACTGCGTCACTGCGTGAAGTACCGCGCCAGCTCCACAATCCTCCCTCGCTTCTCTGGGTCACGCAGCGCGGACGCCACGTTCTCGCCGTACTTGCGCGCGGCTCCCTCGATGTTGTCCGTTCGCCCGACGCCACCCTTTCCGTCCGCGAGGTCCATGCGGATGGCGTGGACCGCCTGGAGGAGCACCTTGGCGGTGATGATCTCCTGACCTACCGACCGGTTAATGAAGTTGATAGTTTCCTCCATCTTGCGGCCGTGCAGGATGCGCTTCTTCTGAAGCAAGAAGAGCTCTTGCATCTCGGCAAGCACATCCACGCCCTCCCTTAGACGCCGACGGGCCTCCACGATCTCTTCGTCCTTCTGGTCGGCCAGCGCCTCGATGCGCGGAACTTCCGACCGGAGTTTCCGAAGGGTGACCGCAAGGGACGCCAGGGTCATGTCGGTGCACTCGCCCCTCTCCTCCTGGAGCCAGGTGGCCACCGACTCGGATCCCTCGCCAGACATGATCCGCCCCACCAGCTCGTCCCAGCACTCCAGCGACCGAAACCGCTTGTACTTGGACGTGACCGCCAGCGCTGGCGCAATCCGGTCAGTCGTCTTCGTCGTCGTCTTCGTCGTCCCTGTAGAACTCTCCGAAGTCGTCGACCTCGCCGTCTCCATCTTGGAAAGCTCCCTGCGCTCCTTCAGCATCCTCAGTTTCTCCCGGTCGATCTTCATGGCCGTCTCCTGCGTGCGCGTTGCCCTTCATGTGTTCCAGATCCACCACTTCGTCCCACACTTCCATGAGTGCTGCGAACACCTCATCGGCCTTGGCACCGCGCGCATAGACCTTGGCCAGCATGGTCTCAATGACCTTCCACGTCTTGGGTGCGCAGGCGATTGAGACATGCTTCTTGCCGCCGAACTCAAACCACACGAAGTTGCTTGGGACCGTGTCCCCATACTTCGTGAAGATCTGATTGAGCACGGCGCCGAGGTTGTCCACGGTCTTGAGCTCTTTCGTGGCCTTTTCGATCTCGGCAATTGCCTCCTTCGGGAGGCCCGCCTTCTTGGCGCCCGCCTTCACTTCGCCCACGAGCTTGGCGAAGGCGTCCTTGTCGGTGTAGCCAAGCAGATCCGCCATGGCCTCCTTCCCGTGACGGGCCAGGAGGTCGTTGTACATCTTGACCATCTTTGCGGGGTCAACTGCCCCTGTAATGACGTTCAAGCGCATGGTGATGAACTTCTGGACGTCCTCGTCCTGGAACTTATCACCCTCCATGATGATGGCCGGGATGAACTTGTATCCAAGCACGCGACACGCCTGGAATCTGTGTTCTCCACCGATGATGCGGTAGCGGAACGTCCCGTCCTCTTGCCGGATCGGGACAAGCTGGAGAGGGGAGTTCATCCCGTTCTCCTCGATCTCCCGGCACAACCGGTCGAAGGTCTTGTCCTGCATCTTGTTCGGGTTCCACGCGTTGGCGTCGATCAACCCGATCCCAACTTCCTCATACCGTCCCGCCAGCGAGGGCGGCGTCGTCATCTCTTCAGCTTTCTTTCTTGCCATGATCGTCCTCCTTTGCACACGTGTGCAGTCAATCCATGCTGCGCAATCTCTTTACCCACTCTTGATCATAAAGTCCCTCTGTCGCGGACTTTATACCCCTGTACTTCTCGATGCTGTCGCGCGAGCCCCCATAGAAGTATACATACGCACCCTCCATAGAGCTATCGTACGTGACCCCACTGCATGGTCCGTGCTCCAACAGTGCACGTGCAACCCTGTATGCCCACACCGTATCCGACCCCCTATTGGTGTAAGGGAACTTGATCCCGGTGATCACAGGTATGTTCCTGAACACCTGGCCCACCTGGTGCCCACCCGGGTGACTCGCCCACCGCTTCAGTCTCCTGTACACCGGCCCGTTCCCGTTGAGGTAGCGAGTCATGGCAATCAGGCGAGCCACAGGTGTGATGGTGCCCGCCATCTTGACCATGGCCATGGTCGTGCTGGCTGCATACTGGACCCCGTCCACGAGATATGGTTCCACTTCACGCCTGAAGCTCGGTCCTAACATATCGTCGGAGCCCATCCACGTGAACCACTGAATGTCCTCTCGATTGCACACGTGTGCAAGGAGGGCATTAAAGGCTGGTCCGCGCCCTCGGTTGACGCCGTCCCCAATATGAGTGACCCCAGGTACACCATCGAACATCGTTAGTGGCTCACCACCGTCCCGGTAAGCCACCAGATGGAGCCCCTGGTTCAGCACGCTATCTGCGGCCAGGCGCGCAACGCGTGCGTCCTGATTGTAATAGGGCATGAGGACAGCAATCATTTCACCTCCTGTGCCTTTGCTGATTTAGTAGCG